TATGTAAGAGAACAAATTCTCAAACAACAAGGTGATAATAAAGAAGATGCTATTTGTGATTTATATACTTGTGTAAAAAGAGAAACAGACCATTTCATGGTTCACCAGGAAGTAAAAGGTATTAAAATTGAAGAGAGTTTTGGTAAATACAAATTAGACCAATCTCCATACATACCATTAAGAATGGTAAGAATTTCAGCAGAAAATTATGGTCGTAGTTATGTTGAGGAGTACCAAGGAGACTTGGTGAGCTTGGAAGGATTAACTAAAGCAATTGTAGAAGGTTCATCTGCTTCAGCAAAAACATTATTTATGGTAGCTCCTAATGGAACTACTAGAGCAAAAGCATTAGCAGAAAGTGAAAATGGTGCAATTATTGAAGGTTCAGCTAATGATGTATCAGTATTACAAGTTGGTAAGTTTGCAGACTTCAGAGTAGCTCAACAAAGTATGGTCAATATCGAACAGAGATTGTCTTATGCTTTTTTATTAAATGCTTCAGTTATCAGAGACAGTGAAAGAACAACTGCTGAAGAAGTAAGAATGACAGCCCAGGAACTACAAGATAGTCTTGGTGGTATCTATGGTGTGTTATCACAAGAATTTCAATTACCTCTAGTTAGAAGAAAACTAGCTTTATTAAGTAAAACTAAAAAATTACCACAACTACCAAAAGGAATTGTATTTCCAAAAGTTATTACTGGAATTGAAGCTTTAGGAAGAACAACAGATAGAAATAAATTAATTCAATTTTTACAAACATTGGCTGGCACTTTAGGTGCTGAAAGTATTGCAAAGTTTGTAAATGTCACTGAAGCAATAAAAAGATTAGCTACAGCAGATGGCATTGAAACAAAAGGTCTAATTAGAAGTGAAGAAGATTTACAAGCTGAACAACAAGCTCAACAACAGTCAATGATGGATGAGCAACAACAGTCAGCTATGTTAAGAGCAGGTGAAAAAATTGCAGGGAACATACCACCAAAAACATTAGGTGAAACAATCGTAAACCAATCATAGGAGAATTAAATGGTCGATAAAGTAGAAATAACTCAAGATGAAAATAATCCATCTATTGAGGAGCAATCAAAACAACAAGAAATAAACTCACAACCAGAAGCTTCGACACAGGAGACTTCTAGTGAGGAAAGACCTTCATGGCTTCCAGAAAAATTTGCTAACGCAGAAGAACTGGCTAAAGCTTATGGAGCATTAGAAACTAAATTTTCTCAAAAAGCAGAAGATAAAACTTATGAGAATGAAAAATTAGATACTAAAATACCTGCACCTAAAGAAGGTGAAGAAACTCAAGCAGGTAAGTTAGATAAATTTTATAATGAATTTGCTGAAGAAGGTAAACTTACTGAAACAAGTTATGGTGAATTAGCTAAACTTGGTTTAGATAAACAAGTTGTTGATGCCTATATAGAAGGCCAAACAGCTTTAGCAGACCAAAAGAACAATTCAATTATGTCTACTGTTGGAGGTAAAGAACAGTATACAGAAATGGTTAATTGGGCTTCAAAGAATATGTCTACAGAAGAAATAACTGCTTTTAATAATACTATTGAAAGTGGAAGTTTAGAACAAGCACAGTTAGCAATAGCTGGTGTTCAAGCTAAATATTCTAATAACAATTCAGAACCAAATTTATTTTCTGGAACTAAAGCAGATAGTAATGTGGGATACAGGTCAGTTGGTGAAATGTTAGCTGATATAAATGACCCAAGATACACTACAGACAGTGCTTATAGAGCAGATGTAGAAAACAAAGTTAAACACTCAAACACAATATAAATAACACCTATTAAGGTGGGAAGGAGAAATATGTCATTATATAGAAATATTAATGCAAGGAAAAAAGCTGGTACTTCAAGACCAAAAAGTAAAAGTACCATATCAGCTAAATCATATAAAAATATGAAAGCTGGATTTCCTAAAAAGAAAAAGAAGTAATATGTTAAATTTTATTTTGCCTTTAATGAAAAATCCACTCACTCGGATTATCGCTGATAAAACTGTTTCAGCAATAAACCATTCGATTGAAAAGAAGAAAGTCATTAGGGCAAAAGAAATTGAAGCAGAACAAAATGTAAGTATTGAACAAATTAAAAGTTCAAACTCAAGTATTAAAGATGAAGTATTAACTATAAAGATAACTTTAATTTTTATTGCTTTATTTATTCCATACACACAGCCATGGATGGAAAAAGGATTTGAAATACTAAAAAACGCACCAGAAGAATTTTGGTGGGCTGTTCTAATTGTCTACTCTGGAAGTTTCGGTTTATCCACTGTTAGCAAAATTAGAGGAAAGAAATAACTCACACACTCTTCTTCAAGAGGAGTGAGCCTTCACAAAGATAAAAATTGCCTCCAAGATTTACTTGCGAGTAAATCAAAAGAGATAACTCTTTGAAGTATGTGCAAGGAACTAAAAACAAACCAATCATAATTTAAAGGAGAATAATTATGTCAAACGCAAACGTGTCCAGAATTGGACAAGTAAATGGTGCTAATGATGTCAATGCTCTATTTTTAAAGGTATGGTCAGGTGAAGTTTTAGCTACTTTCATGAGAGAAAACAAAATGCTTGGTATGACCCAAGTAAGAAGTATCTCTTCTGGTAAGTCAGCACAGTTCCCAGTAATTGGAACAACTTCAGCTAGCTATCATACTCCAGGAAATGAGATTTTAGGTACATCTATTAAGCACAACGAGAAAACAGTAAATATAGATGACCTTTTGGTTTCGTCTGCATTTATTGCTAACCTAGATGAAGCAAAAAACCATTACGATGTTAGAAGTATCTACACATCTGAAATGGGTAGAGCACTTGCTAATACAGTAGACAAAAACCTACTTCAATTAGCTGTGTTATCTGCACAAGCTTCAGCTACAATAACTGGTGGTTCAGGTGGAACTGAAATCACAGACGCAGATGCTAACACAAATGCTACTTCACTAATCGCATCAATTTTCGAATGTGCTCAAGCACTTGATGAAAAAGATGTACCTAGCGAAGATAGATTTTGCGTAGTTAAGCCAGATATTTATTATCAAATCGTACAAAACGATAAGATTTTAAATAGAGACTTCGGTGCAAATGGTAATGGTGTTTACTCTGATGGTACAGTAATTAAAGTTGCTGGTATCAACATTGTTAAATCAAACACTGCTGTCACTGCATACGCAGACAACTCATCTGCTGTTTCAGGAACAAACAACACTTATAATGTAGATGCTCAACACGTTGTAGCTACAGTTTTCCATAAGAGTGCCATCGGTACTGTTAAGCTTATGGATTTAGCTATGGAAAGTGAGTACGATATTAGACGCCAAGGCAATCTAATGGTCGGAAAAATGGCATTAGGAAGTGGCATAATCAGACCTGAAAGTGCAACTTTAATCAAAACACAATAATTTTTTTTATTGTCGATTAAAAACATAGGCGTAGAGATTAACACAGACAATCTACGCCTGTGTCAAAAATAAAATCATGGCATCAATCACAACAAGAACAACAGAATTAGAAGCAGTCAATACTATGCTCTCTACAATAGGAGAAGCTCCAGTAAACTCATTAACAGGAAGTTTACCGACAGATGCAAGTATGGCTAAAAATATTTTAAATGAAGTAAATAGAGAAGTACAATCAAGTGGTTGGAAATTTAATACTTCATACAAAGCAACATTATCAAGAAACACTGATAATAAAATTGTAGTTGCTAACGATGTAATGCACATAGAATTAAATCCTTTATTAGAAAGTAAACAATCTAATGACCCAGTTATAAGAGGAGCCTTTTTATATAATTTAGCAAAAGAAACTTTTGTATTTGAAAAGAATTTTGAGAATGTGACTATTGTATCATTATTAGATTTTGAAATTATTCCAGAACAAGCAAGAAGATATATTGCTATTAGAGCTTCAAGAATATTTCACGACAGAACTTTAGGAGCAAATGCTATTCATAGATTTAGCAGACAAGATGAACTTGTTGCATTGTCTATTTTGAAACAAGCAGAAGCTTCTGTAGCAGACCACAATATCTTTAATAGTTCAGACCAATCTAAAACTATTGCAAGAAATGGTTCACTTAAAATTAATTAACAGGAGAAAAATATGGATTTTGTAAAAAGAAAAGCAAAGCATTATTGGACTGACCACAAGGTTGAAGTTGTAATAATTGTAGTTGCTATCGTTGCTGTAATCATAATGTAATAAAATGCCTTTAATAACTAGAAGTATACCAAATTTAATTGGGGGAGTATCACAACAACCAGAAATATTAAGATTAGAAAACCAAGCTACAGCTCAAGAAAATGGTTTTTCTGGTGTTGTTGAAGGTCTTAAAAAGAGGCCTCCATTAAATCATATTTCTAAAATTTCTACTTCATCACTATCAAACGCATTTATTCATACAATTAATAGAGATACCAGTGAACGATACATTGTGGTTATTAGTAATGGCAGTCTTACTGTGCATACTGTTGATGGAGTTTCTAAAACAGTTGTAAGCCAATCTAACGCTAATAACTATTTAACATCATCTAATCCTAGAGACGACTTTAAATGCTTAACTGTAAACGATTATACTTACATATTAAATAAGCAGAAAACAGTGGCTATGGATACTGGAACAACAAGTCCAGCTCAAATTCAACAAGCTGTTTATACAGTTGTTCAAGGTGTAAATGCTATTCCTTATTCAATAACAATAGATGGAGCTACAACTTCATTTACTTCATCAAATACAAATACAAAAGATATTAGGGATGGAGTTAAAAGTGCTATTGGTTCGCCTGGAGGAATAACATTAACTAATATCGGTGATAGTAGTTT